AGATGAAGGTATCAGGGTAACCGACATCTTTGTTGGAACTCTGACTAATATCACAGCAGTGACGTTCTTCTTTAACTAGGTGAAACGTGGCTAGGCGTAAGGCAAAAATGCCGCCGCGCAATAAAAAGAATTTCCGCCCCACCAAGGCTGGGGCGGGAATGACCAAGGCCGGTGTTGCGGCCTATAGGAAGGCTAACCCCGGGAGCAAGCTCAAGACAGCGGTCACGGGTAAGGTCAAGAAAGGCAGTAAGGATGCAAAGCGTAGAAAGTCTTTCTGCGCTCGTTCTGCTGGTCAAATGAAAAAGTTTCCAAAAGCAGCGAAGAATCCTAATTCAAGGCTGCGCCAAGCTCGCAGAAGGTGGAAGTGTTAATGAAGGCCGAAGACGTTTTGAAGCTTTTGGAGAAGCACGAAGAAGAGTGCACTCGACGTTATTCCGATATTCAGAAACAACTGGATAAACTGGACATGCGGCTATGGGGCATTGCTGCCCTGATCGTAGCCGCGGCCATTGCTCAAAAGGTGATCTGATGGGAAGCGTAGTAAATTTGGGATCTGGAGCTTGTCCCGTAAAATCCAAAGCTCGACCTGTTGTCCGCATGAAAAAAGGCGGAAAGGTGAAAAGTGGTGGCAAGATTTGTCCGGAAGGAAAGGCATGGGCTAAAAGGACGTTTGATACATACCCGTCGGCCTATGCAAATCTTGCTGCATCGAAATACTGTAAAGACCCCAACTACGCTAAAAAATCCAAAGGTGGAAAGCGAAAAGGTCGGTAGTTACCATGAAACCTCGCGACAGAGCACGAGTGAAAAAAGTAGCGGGTAAGCTGAGAAAAGCATCAAGAGCTCATGCTCAGCAAGCGCGGACATTATCTAAACTGGCAAAGAACTCAAAGTCTAAGAGGTCTTAATGGGACAGCTCAAGCAGTGGTTAAAACAGGATTGGGTGAGGATTGGCAGTGATGGTTCTATCAAAGGCCCTTGTGGTACTTCAAAAGACAAGAAAAACCCTGATCGTTGCCTTCCAAGAGCTAAGGCTAATAGCCTCTCAAAAGCTGAACGAGCTACAACAGCTCGTAAAAAGAAAAAAGCAGGATCCAAGGGTAAAACCGTCGTCGCAAACACCAAGCGAGCGAAAGTCACCAACCTCAAAAACGGCGGCGCGGTCGGCTACGAAACGAAAGCCAAAAGGCCGTTCAGGGGCAAAAAAGTAGCCGGGACGGCGGTCGCCCGGGGGTGTGGGGCAGTAATGCCTGACCGCAGGAAACGAACTAAGGGTTCAGTAAGTCAAGCGTAGGAGCGTAAAATGGCTAAAGAATACATGACCATGGACGAGTATGCAGCGAGCCTTGTCGGTGCAAGAGTGGGATCAAAACTAGCGGGCGGCGCAAAAGCAGGTCCGGGTTCGTTAGTGGCTGCGGGCGCGGGTGCGGCGGCTGGCCGTAAAGCTTTAGGCAAAGTTAAGCCTAAAAAGCCAAAGGGCATGGCTAAGGGCGGCAAGGTCGCCAAGATGGCTGGCGGCGGCATGATGAAGAAGAAGGGTTACGCCAAGGGCGGCAAGGTCGGTATGAAGAAGAAGGGCTATGCCAAAGGCGGTAAGGTCGCCAAGATGGCTGGCGGCGGCATGATGAAGAAGAAGGGTTATGCCAAGGGCGGCAAGGTAAAGTAACTTGCCATATCTCCAAAGTAATATTCCGCACTTTAAGTGTTGGGTGCGGAAGGAGTACACCTGTAATCATTTGAATTACCACGGTGAGTTTATTCACGCCATGGCTATTGCAGTGACAACCATGCCTAGTCGTTGCCTGAGTTTTCAGATGATATTTACAGGCTGTGAGGCCGACGGAACGGATCAACCCAATGTTCACGGGGGTGCGATGTGGGCAAGAATGCCTATAACCGCCCTCGTTGGAGACACGCCCCTTGAAGAATGGCCGGAACCTATGCCCGTCCATTTGGCTCAACCTTGGGACTGCATGTCCCATACACACGCGGTTTATCGTTTAGACCGGGCTCACCCATGCCCGTGGATTGCTAAGATAGGTCCTGAGTTTTACCCAGCTAAATACTATTTTACCGTGGACTATACCGAGAGCGAAATTGCGGATGATCCTGCACAGCACAAGCAAAGCCACGTTTTAGAGCTTTTGGATGCCGGTCCTTATACGGGGAACATCGTTGCTCTGCCCAACAACCGAGTGCGAGTAACACACCCTGCTTGGTTTGAAACAGGGGATGGTCCACCTGACTTTCTACCGTCTCAACACATACACTATTCAAAATCGGATTTAGACTATACCATGGACGTAAATCAGATTTTTGATAATCTGTATGCGGAGAAAAAGTGATGGCAACTTCGGGTAGCACAAATTTTGAGTTAGACGTTGCTGATTATGTCGAAGAGGCTTTTGAGCGATGCGGGCTTGAGGTTCGCACGGGTTACGACCTCAGAACAGCGCGGCGGTCTTTAAATCTGATGTTGGCCGAGTGGGCCAATCGTGGTTTAAATCAATGGACTATTACAGAGCGCACACAAACTGTTACGGAGGGCACCTCTGCTTATTCGTTGGGAACTGATGTGATTGACATCTTGTCTGCTGTTGTTCGCCGTAGCAGCACAGACTTTGCGCTGGAGCGTATCAGTCGGGATGCTTATCAGAATATTCCTACAAAAACTACAAAAGGTCGTCCTGCTCAGTTTTTCTTAGATCGACAGATCACTCCTTCTTTGAAATTATGGCCTACTCCCGAAAATAGCACGGATGTCATTCATTACAACGCTTTGACCCGTATGGATGATGCAGATTCTGTCACTAATACTGTAGAGGTCCCTTTTCGTTTCTATCCCTGTCTTGCCGCAGGATTAGCTTACTATATCTCTATGAAGCGAGCTCCAGACCGTATTCAGCTCTTGAAAGCGGTGTATGAAGAAGAGTTTGAGCGGGCCATGACGGAAGACCGAGATCGGGCATCCTATAATGTCGTGCCAAACTATCAGTATTTCAGGGTGAACTGATGTCTAGGTTTGCTACGGGGAAAAACTCTTATGCCATTTCTGATCGATCTGGGTTGCGGTATCGGTATCGTGACATGCGTCGGGAGTGGAACGGGCTTCTCGTAGGTAAAGATGAATATGAGCCCAAACATTCCCAGCTTGGGCCTTTTCGTGTTAGAGCAGATGCGGAAGCTCTTGCTGATGCTCGCCCAGATAGGACGGAGCCCGCATTAGAAAGAATTTTGCCGAGGGACTCTTTTACCTCTGGATCTTTGGGCAGTGCAGTCATTACGGTGAGGGAAGTCAGCCATGGTCGGACCACGGGCGATATTGTTCGTTTTAAGAAAGCAAATGGGTTTGATGGGTTTACAAGCACTGTTCTTCAAAAAAGTTCAGGCTATCCGATCACAGTTACAGACGCTGACAACTACACGTTTACGGCCTCCTCCGGCACAGCCGCCACGGGTGGTCAACGCGGGGGAGGTGAAAATGCAACTGTCGGGGCAGAAACAGCAGGATCCTTAGCAACGAGATTTGATTCATCCAGCATTACGCTGGATTCAAGCACCAAAACTTTTGACGAGGGTTAAATGGCAAAGCAAACAGTAGGGATAGGGTCAAGCGCTAACGACGGCTCTGGAGACACTCTCCGTGCTGGCGCTGACAAGATAAACGATAATTTTAACGAAATTTACGCTGCGTTAGGAAATAGTAGCAGCGTCCTTACCGATATCATAGATGCTAATGGTCTCTTTGATGTTAGCTCTGGCGCAAACAAAATTGTTTTCTACTACGCAGCTTTCAGTGATTTGCCTAGTGCTTCAACATACCACGGAGCTATTGCTCATGTTCATGCGCTCGGAGCGATGTATTTTGCCCACGGCGGAGCTTGGCTACGTTTAAGTGACGAAGTAAGCGGCCCCATAACCAAATACACAACCACAGCAGCTACGGGTTCTGCCTACACTTTTTCTGGCCCGGGTGCTACCGCTGGTAATAATCCTAACTTTACCTTTTACAAAGGTCATACATATTTAATCGACAACTCGTCTTACGTTAGCAGTCATCCACTGCAAATCAGGACATCTAATGGTGGATCTGCTTTTACAACTGGTGTGACAGAAAATTATAACTCCACCACTGGCTTGACGCAGTTTATCGTTCCGCATGAGCCAAGCGACACATCTCTTGTTTATCAATGTACCAACCACTCCGGTATGGTTGGGAACATAACTATATC